AATCAATATGCCCAGACAAACATTTGTTAATGATGTAAGGTGGGTAATCTTTCTTCAGGGTTTCATCTTGTTCTATTAGATTATCTTTGGTGAAGTTAATGGAGTTTAACCAGTCTTTAAGTTCAGTCATCAATCAACCCTTCACTTTTCAGTCTATTGTAATTATAGCATCCATCAACTTTAGTTTGGATTTTGGGAGTTTTGTCATAAAACTCTTCCAGTGGTCCTACTTTTTCAGTTGGATAATTTGTTACCAAAAGTTCTACCTTTACATTATCCTTTGTTCCTTTTTCTCCACGATGTGCCATAGAATATCTTAATTTCCATTCACGAAGATAATAATCTTTATACAATCCAAGAAGTTTTTCATTTACATTATAGGTAATCATAAATTTATGGGGACATTTATATACATTCGTTGCAAAGATATCGTGGTCAAATGATTTGTGCATCTCACGATTTTTGCCATATAAGAAATCTTTAATATCATATGGTGGATCTAAGAAGACAAACACGTCATCTCCATCGGCATTCATTACCTCAGAGTAATCGATGTTTGTAATCTTCCAATTTTTAGTAAGTTTAGAGTACTCTTTCAGTTTTTCAATTCCAACAAATGAAAAATTAGAACGAGCAGCAGTTGGTGAGAATGTGCTGTTCTCAGTCAAACCAGAAAAACTACATTTATTAAGAATGAAGAAACTTACTGCTCTTTCTAATCCATCTTGATTATTAATGTCTATTCGAGTTTGGTTAAACAATTCTCTGTGTGCTTCATCCTTTGCATCTTGAGTTCCAAAGTCAGATGCATCAGTTTTAATTTGTTTTAATCTCTCAGATAGATTTTCTCCGTTATCACGAAGTTGAATCCAGAAATTATAAAGTGGAACATACAAATCATTAATCCAAATAGGAACATCTGGATATGCCTGAGTTGTATAAAAAGCAACAGAACCACCACCAATAAATGGTTCACGATACTCCTTGAAGTTTTCTGGATACCAAGGAGCAAGAGTTTGAGTTGCTTTAGATTTACCTCCAGGATAACGGAGACATGTTTTTAGTGGAAAAGTTTTGAGTTTCATTTGAATTCACACTCACACATAATTTCAGTTAGTGCGGCAAGAAGATTAATCTCTTGGTCTGCTACAAAAGCAATCTGATACTGATACTTTGCGATAACCAACACCGCAGCAGGAATAGATGCAGGAACAAGAGTATCATAAAGTGAATCATAAACTCTACGAAGAATCATAGATGCATCATTATCCAGATTAGAAACAACCCATTTGCGAACCTCTGTAAAGTTCTTCTCTTTTAGATACTTGATAAGGTCATTTACAGATACATCAGAGAACGATGCAAGAACACCTGCATCAATCGTCCCACTTGTTGAGTATCGTTGACACTCATTTAGGACTCGTCTGAAGTCTGGGAAGTGTTTATTAATAAGTTCTGCAACGACCTTTTTATCGTATTCGATGCTCTCTGCATCCAAGATGTTTTGTAGACGCTTGAAGAAGGATCCTGCCAACTCGGTTTTTTGTTTTCCTTTGAGTGTGAAGTCAACCACAGCACACCTGGAATGGAGGGGTTCGATGATTTTATTCTTGTAGTTGCAGGTGAAGATGAATCGGCAGTTGCTATAAAATGCCTCAATATTCGCCCGTAATAAGAGTTGTACGTCGTTGCCTGTGTTATCAGCTTCATCGATGATGATGACTTTGTGTCTGTCAGTTCCTTGAAGCGAAACGGTCGAAGCAAAGTTCTTTGCCTGGTTTCGTACAGTATCCAAGAAACGTCCCTCGTCGGATCCGTTAATGACATAATAATCTGCTCCTAATTCTTTACATAGTGCTTTTGCGATTGTAGTTTTGCCAATCCCAGGTGGACCTGCAAGAAGAAGATTGGGGATTTCGCCTTTCTCCACAAACTCTTTAAACGTTTTTTTAGTATCATCGGGAAGAATACAATCCTCAATTACTTGCGGTCTGTATTTTTCCACCCAAAGAAAATCACTTGCCATAATCAAATCCAATCTGGTTTACGATTGGGCATACGAAGGTAGTTATCCTTCACCCAAGG